CTTCAAAATCTTGGCTCTTTCTTGCTTCAAGATACGTCTCATGCGCCTCATCTGCTATTTTCTGTTGTGCGTCAATTTTAGCTTGAGAGGCTCCATACCCCTCTGCAAGCCTTAAAAAGTCACCTAGCGAATTCCGCTGCTTTTCCAGAATCAAAAACTGTTCGGCCAAACTTGCTTGTTTAGAGGTTTCTGTGCTTCTAATGCTATCTAACAAGTCTAATTCTTTTGCGGTCAGCGTATTCTTATCCGCCTGAAGACTATTGATACTCTCCAAGAGTGCTTGCATCGCCTCCAACTGCTTCTCCGCACCCGCTGCGCCAAAGCCACGAAAGTCCACAGTAGGGCCAGCCGTTCCTCCTCCGCTTCGCTTCATGGCATTCTCAAAGGCTTGAGTTAAAGCAGCAATATCTTGTGGGTCTAAAGCCATCTAGAACACTCCTATTTAAGAGGCCATTTTAAGCCTGTTTCCCGTTCAAAGTTTTTTATAGACGTCTCTAATTTTGCCTTGTTTTTATATGTGCTCGGATTGTCCAAACCAAGACGCTTAGCTTGAGCAAGGAAGTCTCTTTCCTTCTTTATAGTATCATAAAAAGCGTGAACTTTATTAGATGGCCCTTTGACTGTAGCGTTGATGGGGCCACCTGCAAACATACGGGAAAGAATGTACTTAATGTTCGCACCCAATATGTCATATGTTTGTTCTGTGATGCCTTCCAGCTCTACAACAATCTTTTGTGTTTCTTCCATTGCAAAACCCTCTCATATAATTAGTGCTTAAAGAAGAAAACCAGTGCTAAGCACTGGTCCCTTACTTACTCTTAGACTTTTGGCGAGCTTTCTCGACTGCTTCGTTTTCTTTTTCAATCTGCTTCGCAAGACGTTCCATGAACCAAGTACGCAAGCCAATAGGAAGGCTATATGCCTCTGTAAAACTCCAACCGCCGTGGTATTTGAGCAGAAAGAACTGCTCATATACGCTCTGCATGTAATTACTGTCGAGGCCAAAAAAATTCAGGGGTAAACGGTACCTCCATTTGCGCGGTATGTCCGCACTCCACACACTCGTAATACTGAGTTAAGTCAATATTAGGGGTGAGCTTCTGGTATACATGCCTCAAGTGCTTTGAGTCTGCCGCAGGCATATTTTCCATAAATTGTCTTAACTCTCCCTTATGTTCAACCCCGTTCACAGAGACCACAAACATAAGCATTTGATCAATAAGAGAGGAATCCGCATCTGGCATCTTACGCTTCTTTTTCATCTCGGTTAATCGTACTAAAGATGCTTCATCATCGCTAATAAGAAGGCGCACCTCTGCGACAAGTTTGGTTTTTGGAAGGTATACGACAAAATTTCCATTATCCAGCCGTTTAAAGCCCTCAACCTCGGAGTCCTCATAGTCATCGGGATGCTTGACGTTGTGATTCAGCAAATTAAAATTAAACTTACTAGATTCCCCACACGCAGGGCACCCCACCTTGGTCTCGTAATCAGGCCCATAGGCAAAAACTCTAGAGTGTACAAGGATAGCGTTCTTATCTCCAACCAGGAGAGAGTTAACCTTGATGCTCTTGTCCACAATCACGTTCTGGATTACTCTATCAATTGCCAGCCCCTTCTTCAGCAGCGTCCGGGAGGTGAGAACTTCCTCATCTCTCGCTGTCATGTGCCTGACCTCTACTGTATCCTCGCCATGAAGTGGGTGGCCTTCTGGGTAGAAAACTCCTCTTGATGGCAGATCAACAAGCTCAGTCGGGATAACAAAATTTAACCCCCGTGGGGCTGCTTTCTCTTCTTCCACCGGGGGTGGTTCTTGGTTCATTAAATGTTTAACTCGGTCTTCATTATTTCTTATCGACATGTATACCTCTTATGTCTCGTCTTTTATCTATAACCCTTAAGATGAAGTAGCTCGCTACTCCCATATTTTCGTTTATTCGGCATTGTTGTCAACGGTTTCTCATTAAACTTCGTTTCAACCCCGTTAGTCCCGTCTCCAACAAACATTGTACTCTCATTGTCTTTATTCATCTTAACATATGCCGGTTGGAATGTAAAGGAGACCTCCAATATTTCATCCTGCTCGTACTCATAAGTACCAAAATCTATAGAAACAGGCAATGGTTCATAAAACATTATCTCTTCGTCTATATTTCCAGGCCCCATGCTTGTAAGACCCCCCAGAAGGCTGCTGACGGGGGTGGGGACGCCCAAGCTCACCACACGAATGAATGGGATTCTCTTTCTGAAAACATTATAATATAGAGCAAAGTCAATATTATTCTTTCTTGCGTCTGCATAGCTGAAGACAGACTGATCTCCTGCCTCTCGCATCATCTTATAGAAGAAAAAGGAAACATCATCGTCCCCCCCGGCATCAGCAAACGTTATCGTATGGTTGCCCAACGGAGTATTTTCAAGTACAACGTTTTGTCCTGGCACAATTCTGCGGTCTCCTCTTGTAATGGAGTCCGTGGATACCTCAAACTTTGGCCTGTCAATCTTTTTAACCAAAAATGGTTTCAAAGAGTTGGCACCCCCCATGAACGCCAAAAATCTATACGAGCGTTTCGGCTCAATAGATTTTCCAGCGTTGCTCCCCAGAGGAGCGAAGATGTTGCTAGACCCCCCGTTGTCAGACCAAAAAGCCATAACCTACACCTCTAAAAAAGTGTCAGTGGCTGTGCTTGGGGAAATCCTGCGTTTCTTCCGGGGACACCAGTCGTCGCTGCCTGATTGTCAGTATTAAGCTTTGCGTAATCATAACGAAGAGTAAGCTTTAATTCAGACAGTTCATCTGTGTCGTAAGACAACTCTCCCAAATCCACATCCTTAATCCAGGCTCCATAGAGCATCCACTCTTCCACCACCTTGGGGCTTGGAAGGGATAGAGGCTCACCCGCAGGGCTTGCGGTTGAGGGGATATCATCGGCAATCTGTTGGATTCGCAAGTTACCTAGTGCGGCAACAGAGGCATTCTTAGAGATAGTGGTGTAGTTATTATCTGTCTCGGGAGGCGCATAGCCACCTTCCTTGAGATTATTGTAAATGGTTTGCATCGTATCAGTGCCGTTACCACTCGGATCGACCAGGGTCATTGTCACGTCCTTCCACGTAACCTTACCGGGATAATAGAACTTATGAACAAGGTACGTATGCTCAGTTTGTGAAACTTCCCAGCCCGGTTTGGAAACCGACTTGGCAACCCACGGGGCAATACCACCCGCAAAAACAAGAAATCTATATTTTCTTTTGGGATCTGGTACTCCCAGTGCGTAATCTGACCAAAATGCCATTGTAGTTAATCTCCTCTATCTAAAATAAATAGTGAGGGGAAAATTTTTCCCCTCTTTTTTAATCCTCAAATGCCGCTCCACTTCTGGAGATATTGAAGTCAATTGCAATAAACTCAATTGACTTGGCAGGCTTCAAGAAGATCTTTGCATAAAGAATGTTTCTATCCACCAAGTCCGGTGTCGTCGTGGTCTTATCCAGGACAAGCTTGTAGTCTTCCAGTCCATACCGAGTCTTAACCGACTGGAGGAATGGGTCTACCAACCCGATAAAGCGGTTCCAAGTCACCTCAATGTTCTGATCAAAGAGAACCTGAGTGGACAAGAGGGAAACCTGCTTCTTCAGGAAGATGAGAAGTCTACGGACGTTAATGCGGTCCAAAGCTGACCTCGTCGCCTGAAGGGTCTTCTGGCCAAAGACCACGATTCCTTCAGCGGGGAAAGACGCGATGGGGTTAACATTAGCATCGTAGAGGCTGTCTCGATCCTTGCTTGTAAGTTTCTGCGTAATAGCAGTAACCGGAACGCCCGCTCCACCAGCAGTCAACCCGCCTCTGTTAAATCCAGCAGGCGCAAACCACAGCTCAGAGCGTGCTTGCGAATTCGACATGGTGCCGATAGCTGCCACAGAGGGGGGTACCCACACATACTGATTATTAATAGTATCGTAGATTTGCACCCAAGGGTAGTATGCGCAGCCGTAGCTGGAGTCAAGGTTTCTATTCTTGACTGACGACACTGCGTCATCGACGTCTCCCACGCGGTCTGCAAAGGATTGTGTGTTCTCGTACTTAGACTTGTAGTCGTTTTCGATGTCAATGATTGCAAGAGAGTCAGCACGCTCTTCTGCGGTTGTTATCAAGTGGTCTGTGAGGGTTGGCAACGTAATGCCGGGGGCCTCAACAATGTTCATGTCAACCAACTCAGCATCACGCACAGTGTCAATAGCTTGTTTCACCGAATTAAATGCATAGCTGTTAGTCTGATTGGTTGACCCTTCGGTCCACTGGCTGTTTCTGAACGGATCCTTCTCTGTGATGTCAAAACCGTCTACGCCGCCAAAGAGTGGAATGGTAAAGCTGTCAGCCCCATAAAGGAGTGCCGCCTCATATCCACTCTTGGTGGTGTTGCCCTTAGTATAGGACCCTGCGGTAATTGAGTTTGCGCCTTGACGCGATCCCGACAGGTAGAAGCATGCTGGTTGCGTAGTGCTCGTGCTAGTCGAAGCGCTGACAACGTTATCCAGCGAAAAGATAACCGGAACCTCAAGAAGGTTATTAAGACTACCCGCTGCCGTAAACGTCTGGCTATAGAAGTCAGAGTCAGGCAACGAATTTAGTGAGTCTACAATGTCCTTGTTAAACACCAAGCTTCCTGCTGTTCTCGTTGTCTGGAAGCCGAAGTAAGCTTCAGCGTTAAGGGGAAGCCCCTCGTCAGACGAAGATAGGCGAGTAGAAATTGTTGGGAAAACAAACGATCCCGTGAATTCAGAGCCTGCCGCAGTAGTGAGTTCGTGGAAGATCATCTCGCCTGCGCGTGGCTGTCCATAGATGTTAGCAGTAAGCCTGCCGCCCATCGCCCCGGACTCAATAGTTGGAGCCGCAGCATAAACATCACCGAATACTATTGGGGCAGTAGCTCCGGAAACATAAGACCACCCCTTGAATTGTGGGGGCCCAAAGTAACCGAATGGCACTGTAGTCGGCGCACCAACCGCATCAACCGAAAGGTCCATCTCCACTCGGATGTATCGTGATTGGTTATCATATTCCCCGTATTCTTTAATACGTCGCTCAATAGCATCAAATTGATAGTATTTGGTACCAATTTTGCGGGCCACGTAGTTGGGACTCGCAGGGTTAAGGTTGCAGTTGGAGAACTTCTCCATAACAAGCAACCGAGCATCCGTATCACTCAACTTGCGGACCACAACAGTAAACGTTGCGAATTCATCAACAGTTGTGTTGAGGGGTGCTTTAATCTCTTCAACAGAAATCTTAACGTTCTTGTTATCCCAAGCACCCGCCTTCAAGGAGTGAATCTTGAAGAGGTTCTGAACTGTGTTCAGCGGATCATACGAAGTGGCCGCCCCCTTGTCTTGAGAGAAGATCCACCCAGTCTGTGCCGCCTGCGCCGGGATCTGGTGGTCGTGCCACTGGACTTCTG